GCAAATGAAATACCCGAACCTTTTGAGGGCAGTATAAAACTAAGCCTCCCCGTCCTTACAGACGAGGGGAGATGGGTCGATGCGATCACTTTTGTGAATAAAGAAAGTGAAAAAAGCGCAACCCCTGAGCAAGAGCTTCTTGATTTGCTCTTTAAGAAATACCACGACTATGGGTTCAACCGAAAGAACCTAGAGTCGGCTCTCGAACCTTAGTGATATTTTCTTCTTATATGGACGTTTTTATAAGAATTATCAGGCGCAGGATAATCATCAGACCAATCATTAGCTGGACCTATCACTTCAGGATAGGTTGGGTCAGGCACATCATCAGGAGTCACATACCCACCCTTTAACATAAAATGCCGAACTACGGTATGAATCACTGGCGTACGAATCGAATATCTCTCTATATTACATTCCCTTGCAACAAGGCTTATTGTATTATCTGAGATTGTTCGTTCAATTTCGCGAAGGGCAAGTTTAAAACGATCAGATTTAATTCTAGTTTGCCTAGAAACAGAGTCGAGTATCTCTTCAATTTTTCTGACGGCGGTCGGCACAGACATGAACCTGCCTGCTTGTCTTTCAAGACGAGCAACTCTTACTTGTAGCTCTTTTAGGACTTCACTTGCTGATCTTCTCATAATGGTTCCTCTCCATTAAGGTTAAGAAGGGCTAAAGGACACTCCATACAAGAGAGATAAACAAAAAAAAAACCTCAACCCCCCGAAGGGAGCTGAGGTTCTTTCTGAGTCTCACCTAGCGTCCTATTTCTAAGGCGCTATTTCACAAGCTATTAGCGAGTGACGGTGAGGCGAGCAAGACCGCGAGGGTTGTACGCGCCAATACCGAGATTCTCAAACACGCTGAAGCCGATGGTACGAGCCTTCGGGTCGTCAGCAGAGAGAACAGTCAGCTCTGTACGGACAGGGATGCGACCGAACATCTCAGGCTCACAAGCAACGTAGACAGTCCCCGCAGGAACAAGACGGCTAGTGATGACCTGTGCGCCCCAAAGGGTAGCCTGTAGACCTGTCTTAAGAAGAGCGGCTTGACTCTCGATGTCGAGAATGTCACGACCGAACTTACGGATGTCTGCGTAGTCGCGAGCGTTCATGTAAACGCGAGCAACACGGAGATCGTGACGCTCGATGAGCGCGTAAGCGTCAGCGAGGACAGCACCATTAAGAGGAGCGATGACAGGAATGTCAGCGTTCGTCTGACCAGGAAGGCTATCGAACCCACTTGTAGCAACTGCGTCAAGGATAGCGAATACACGCTCGTCCTCAGCAGCCTGAATCTGAGCGCGAGCCAAGTCCTGAGCTCTCTCAATCAGATCGAAGCGACGCTCCTTAATCTGAGTGAGGGGGATTTCGGGGTTTGACGCGATCTCAAATAGAGGGAAGATCACACGACGTGGCTTGGTGATGGCGAGAATGTTCTCGCCCTCTTCACCCACTACGAACGCGGTGACATCGGGGTCTTTGTCGTAGATAGGTAGAGCGCCATCGGGCAACTGCTCAACGAGGAAAGTCTTACGACCAACGCTCGTATAGTCACGGCGAAGGCGAAGGGGCTGTGTCATTGAAGCGGCGAGCTTGCTACGACCCTGTGGGGTCTTGATGTAGTCAGCGATGAGCTTCTGCTTTACTGCGTTATCAACATTAGACATAACTGATCTCCTTTCTATCAGATGCGTTGGTCATAAACCAACTCGTCTGAGTTGGAGTCAGGAACAATCTTAAGAACACCGATGACAAGACCACCGTCAACTGCGTGAGCAGACGCTGCGTCATTGGTAAGAAAGCCGTTGATTGAAGCAATAAGCTGATCACCGACAGTATAGGTGAGATCACCGAAACCACCTGCCTGAGTCTGAGTCTCAAACAGCTTGTTGCCGTAGCAACCCTGTGCTGAGACGTATGGACCACGATTGCTCGCAACGCCAGGCTGATTCTCAAAAGCATTTCCGACTGCATTGTTGATGAACACGCCAAGAACGCGCTCAGTTGCAGCAGGAGCAGCAGTAGGACCACCATGTGTGTTGTCACCATCGGGGCGAGCGAAAGCAATTGAACCCGAAAGAATACCGAGAACAACACCATCGAGAAGTCCTGATGCCTGTGTGACAGCGGCAGGGTCGGGAGAGTGGGCAGGGTTACTCTGAGTGAAAGCGTCTGCGGTAAGCTGTCCAACGGTGTTACGAACACCAACGTGCAGAATACGGAGTGCAGAGCTACTCTCAGTAAACCCACCACTAGCTTGTCCAAGTAGAGCCATAGTTAATCTCCTAGAAGCTCATACTCCTTGTTTCCAAGAAGTAGTGTGTTTGTGAAATGGGAGCGAGGCTCCCGAAAAGATTTACAACAATAATGCGTATTAAGATAAAGGAACTAAAGAGTTCCTTTTATCCATTAACCGAAATACTTGCTCACGTCGGGAGCTGACTCCCAAAGCTTAGAAAGCTCATCGGTTGCGCTAGATGCCTCGCGACTAATGTTGCCGAGAGTCTTAACAGAGGCTTGGCGAGTAGTCGTCTGAGGGCGGAAAGAAGCAGACTTCTTTGTAGCCTCCTCCTCAGAAGCCTCCTCCTCAGAAGCCTCCTCCTCAGAAGCCTCCTCCTCCGCAGCTTGGAAGATTCGAGCGAGCTTGGGGTCAATCCCCGCCTCTTCAGAAGCAACATCAAGACCCATGTGATCATGCGCCTCTGCCATCATGGTAGCGTCATGCGCCTCTGCCATCATGGTAGCGTCATGCGCCCCTGCCATCATGGTAGCGTCATGCGCCCCTGCCATCATGGTAGCATCATGCTCCTCTGCCATCATGGTAGCGTCATGCTCCTCTGCCATGTTCATTTCAGCGAGCATCTCAGCGAGCATCTGATCTTCCTCTGCCGTAAGAACGTCCTCTGCGGTCATCTCAGCAACACGAGGATTCTCAGGCGTAGGCCAACCCTCAATCTCACCGCGATTCTTAGAGTAGTAGTTCTTGTTGTAGAACATCTTAGTCTTCTTGTTCCAATCAGAATCTCTGTTGGCACGATTCTTAGCACGAACATCAGGGTCTTGATAACCAAAACCAGGAGCGGCTTCGCCGTACTGATTGATTACCTTGCGTGTGCCCTTGTTATTTCCGCCTGAGCCTTTGCCACCTGCGAGCATTTCAAGCTCTGCGACCATCTCTGCGAACTCAGCGTCAGAAAGAATATCCTCTGCAAGGAAGTCAGAGCTCTGCTTCCGACGACTCTTAGGGGCTTCAGAAGCAGTTCTGCCCGCAACCATTTCCATAGTTGCGAGAACCTCTGCCATAGTCTCCTCATCGCCTGCTTCGTGAGCCTCTGCCATGATCTCTGAAAGAGTGTCCATCTGCTGTGCGAAGCTAGAGCCAACGCCACGAGAACCCTCTCCGCGAGAAATCATCCCGTCCATGTCCTCGTCAATCGCGTCAAAGGCATCGCTAGAACCGCCCCACTCGCCTTCTGAAATGAAGTCGTCATCATCGAGGTCATACTCGTCGAAAAGATCGTGAGCCAAACGAGAAGTAGGTCCCTCGCTCTCACTATCATCGAGAGAGTCCTCGCTCTCATCGTGACCCTCGTATCCTGTGCCCTTCTGCACAACATCCTCTGCTACACGGCGAAGCTCCGCAGCAAGACGCTGATTTGCAGCCTTAAGCATAGCAATTTCCTCTGCGAGAACCTCAGCAGGAGAAACCATTTCAGACTCGATGTCATCAGCCATGACGTTTCCTGGACCCATGTCCTCGCCCTCATAGCCTGTCGCCTCTTGCATCTCGTCACCTGCAAACTGCTCCGCAGCGATACGATTAAGTTTAGCGTTGATGCTACGGGAAGGAAGATCCATATAACGGAGAGCAAGCTCCTCAATTTCTTCCTGAGAAGCGTACTTACCTAGACGGTTCTCTGCGATCTCAATGCACTTTGAAGCCTTGCGCTCCATAGCCTTTTTAAGGTTTGCATCGTGCAGGTCATGCGTCTCATCGAAGTCCTGCTCAAGACTCTTGTGAGTGGCAGGGTGGTCGGGACTCCAACCATAAGAAGCAGGGGCAGGTCCTGAGCGGTAAGGACCCTTGCGAACGCCCTCACCAAACTCAGAGTCGATGCCATAGTCATCAGCAGAAGGCTGACTCTTAGAAGCAGGGTGGTTGAAGCTCTCCCAACCGAGATTATCGTGACCAGGCAGGCTTGAGTTAGCCCTACGGGAACGGCTGTACCTTGACATAGGTATGTCCTTTCTTTCTTGCGGGGCAGAAGCGCCCGATTACAGAGACAAAAGCT